CGCAGAAGCAAAAGAAGAAAAGAAAAACCTATAGCAAGAACTACCAGTAAAGGTGGTAACTATAGACCCACTAAAAAGGGTGCTGGTATGACAAAGAAGGGGGTTAAGGCTTATAGAAAAGCAAACCCCGGTTCTAAATTAAAGACTGCTGTTACTGGTAAAGTAAAAAAAGGTAGTAAGGCTGCTAAGAGAAGAAAGTCTTATTGTGCTAGGTCAAAAGGTCAATTAAAAAGAAGCTCTGCTAAGACTAGAAATAATCCAAATTCTAGAATAAGGCAAGCTCGTAGAAGATGGAAGTGTAAATAATGGCTAAAAAAAAGAAAGGCTTGTATGCTAATATACACGCAAAAAGAAAACGTATTAAAGCTGGTAGTGGAGAGAAGATGAGAAAACCCGGTGCTAAGGGAGCTCCTAAACTTGGTGCTTTTAAAAGGTCTGCTAAAACTGCTAAGAAAAGGAAAAAAAAGTAATGCCTAAATTCGGTAAAAGAAGTAGAGAACGTCTTAAAGGCGTTGATGTAAAACTGGTTAATGTTTTAAATGAGGTTTGTAAATACTTTGATATAACAGTTATTGAAGGATTACGTTCTCAAGAAAGACAAAATGAATTAGTAGCTAAAGGCAAGAGTAAAACAAAATTTGGAAAACACGTTCAAGGTAGAGCTGTTGACATTGCTCCATATCCAATAGATTGGGATGCTAGAGATGATTTCCATTATTTAGGTGGGTTTGTTCTTGGTGTTGCTGCTAAGATGAATGTTAAGATACGTTGGGGTGGCGATTGGAACGCTAGTTCTTTGTTTAAAGGGAAACGCACAACTAAAGATAATAACTTTGACGACCTTGTTCATTTTGAATTACTGGATGATTAATGCCTAAACAATATCTAACAATAAGAGATTGGTCTGGCGGTACTAACAATAGAAAAGACCCTAGAGATATTCAGGATAATGAAAATTCTCTAATTCAAAATATGTCTATTGATGCTTTGGGTAAGATAAAGACAGGTGGTGCTTTATATGCTCATAGCAAAGATACTGACGGTTCTACTGATTTAAGTGAGTATTTTGTAGAAAGAACAGCAACTTTAACTGGTTCTGGTGGATATGGATTATTTTATTTTGAATCAGACCATAGTAGAGATAGCACTTATACTATCACGGATACAAAGCATTCTGGTACAAGCAATGACTTAACATTGGGTTCTTCTGTTGGTAATATAAAATTTGTAGCAAAACAAGTTGGTGGAGATACTACAACAACTGCACCTGAGTACGACCCAGAATAATGCCACAGCCAACAAAACAACATTTACAATTAGTTGGTGGAGCAAATTCAACTAATAGTACTTTATATACATCAACTCTTATTAAAACTGGAGATACTTTAAAAATAAGTGGTACTGGTAGTAATGATGGTGTATTTACTGTAACTGATGTTGTTAATACATTAAGCTCAAGTGATGCCGCTGGAACTACATTTACTGATAATACCTGCGATACATCAAATACAAGTACATCTGTAACTCACGATGCTAATGCTCAAATTATAGCTGGATTATCTGTATCTGGAACTGGAATACCAGCTCAGACATATATTTCTTCTATAACAAATTCAACTACTTTTGTATTAAGCAAAGCTGCAACAGCAACTAATAGCAATCAAACTCTTACTTTTGGAGATATGGATGTTTATTTTGTTTTAAAAGGTAAGGCTATTACAGATGATAGTTCTGGTGGAGACCCTGAGATACAAGTTATAAGAACTAATATTGGTGATAAAATGATAGCTCTTGGAGATGTTGATAGCCAAGGCAATGTTGATATATGGTCTAGTAATTCAACATCTTCTTATAGCACTAAAGATGAGGGGTGGTCTATATCCGCTATTAGTCCAACTATTAAAGGTGATGATGCTAGATATATATATCATATAGCAGATGACGCTATTCGTGTATGTGATACAAATAGAGAAAATACTAATATTGTAAAATGGTATGGATATGTACAAAGAAATCAATTTAATGCCACAACTGGACTTGTATTTGCTGAATGGCAAGAACATCCTAATTCATTAGCTTCTCCAAAAGTAGCAACATCATTTTCATATGCATTTGGTACATCTGATTCAGATAGTCATGACAATACCCATACTGGTAATTACTACACTATAAATACTCATGATTTTAGAGGAGTTGCTATTCAAAAATACGCAGCTAATTTACCTCTTCAAATGGGGAATAATTTAAGTACTTCTTCAACGGGATTTAAATTTGAAGATGTTAGTAGTAATGATAAAACTGGTAGAGCTATCGTAGGTGAAGTAATATCTATAAGTTCAGGAGATGGGTCTACTGATGGAGTTGGGGATTTAGGAGAATATCCAAAAGAATTTATGTTTTGTAAGCAAGCTTATAAAGAAAGTACTGGAACAGCTATATACCAAAGAGCTTATGGTGGTAATCTTGATGGTACAGCTCCATTTAATTTTGATGATAATGTTTTGCCAATAATAGAAAGAGGTACTGGATGGAATATTGGAATTAATGACGAAGGTACACAAGAAGGTACTTGGGAAGAAGGTACTTATGAATTTTATGAAACATTTATATATGATGGAAATCAAGAATCTTTACCTGTTCAAATAGGAAATGGGGCTGCTACTATTGTTACTTTTACATTAGATGTTACTCAAAATAGCTCACTTCGAGTGTCTATATATGCTGATTTAGCTTATAATGGAAGAATAACTGGCGGTAGAATATATACTAGATTACAAAATACAGATGATGATTTGATTATGTTAGCTGATATAGATATAGTAAAAGGTGTTAGAATGTCTCTTGATGGAGACCACAAAGCTTGGTCTTATCAATCTGGTAAAGGATATTATGTAATTGGAAATGCATCTGGAAATTCTGTTAGTCCAAATTTAGATACATACACTACTATAAATGGATTTAATCCAGATATAAAATTTCTAGGTATCGGTGGAATGAATGAAGGATATAAAGCTTCAGTTGTAGCTGGTAGAAGAGTATTTATTGCAAATGTAAAAACAAAATCAAGTTCTGGAGAATTGAAAAATTTTGGTGATAGAATAATGTATAGCGAAATAGGAAAATTTGATACATTCTTAGAACATAATTTCATAGATGTATCTAAAGGAGACTATGGAGAGTATACAGCTTTAGAATCATTTGCTGATAGACTATTAGCATTTAAACAAAATCTAGTTCATGTAATTAATATATCTAGTCCTAGTGTAGCTAACTGGTATCTTGAAGATACATTTAAATACTATGGTGTTAAGTATCCATATAGCGTTGCAAAAACAAATAAGGGAGTAGCTTGGGCTTCTGATGATGGTTGTTATTTTTATGATGGAAAAGGAATAAGAAATCTTATAGATAAAAAGATTGCTGTTAGCGATGCTTCTTTTGGAAGTGTTGATTGGAATAGTTGGTATCGAGGTTCAGGCACAGTTAGAGATGTAATGTTGGGATATGACCCAATAACTAATTCATTGATTATGATGAGAAGTCCTAATGATGGTTCAACTAATTCAAATCAATGCTTTATATATGATTTTGATAGTAATGGATGGACATATAATACAAATTTATTTACCGATAGTTCTTACTATACTAATTTTGTAACAGATATGAATAATAATTTAAGTCTTGGTGTATTTGATGGTAGTACAGATGTAGAGTTTAAAAAGTTTTTACCAATACAATTATCTCAAGATAATCAAGAGTTCTATACAAAAGATATAGACTTTGGATTTCCAGAATTAACAAAGAAAGTATACAAAATAACTGTTACATATAAATCAGATGGAGCTGAAACAACTCCATTCTCGTACGCTATTGATGGTAAACAAGATTTTTCAGGTAGTGGTGGTGGAACATTTACTGGTAATTTTGCAAGTGCAAGTAGATGGGATGTAGTTACATTAACCCCATCTTCTCCTATATCATGTCAGAGTATACAAATAAAATTTTCTTCTCCAAGTGCTGGAAAATTTGAAATAAATGATATGTCAATTCAATATAGAATCTTAAGAAATAAAGTAGTATCGTAATGGCTTTAACTGATAGAGATTTAAGAAAGTTAATTAATACCAAACAAGAGTCAATGGAATTTCAAGGGATACCATCTACTAATGGAATGGTTGATGGACAAACAGCTATACAAAAAAAATCTAATAGTCAGTTAGCTATTTATAGAAAAAAGTTTGGCAAGCTTTGGAAATCTTATATGTCTTCTGATGGTAATCAATATGTAGATAAAAATCTTAATGTAAATGGCAGGACAAAGTCTTTGATAACTGCTAAGGATTTGATATTTGAAGAAGGGTCTGAATTAACAATAGATACTGGAAAGATAACAATTACACATTCTTTTCATACTGTTGATACTGAATCAGATGCGTCAAGTGATAATTTAGACCAAATACTTGGCGGAAAAAATGGTCAAATTTTAATTTTAAAACCAGCTAATGATGGTAGAACTGTAGTAATTAGAAGTGGTATAAGAAATATATACACATCAGGCGATACTAGTTTTTCAATGGATGACATACATGATACAGCAGTTTTAATGTATCATGATTCAAATTGGTATTTAATATTATCAATATCAATAGCTGGAGCATAACATGGTAAACAATAAAAAAATTAGCTGGTATTTTATTTTAACTAGCTTTATATTAAACTTGCAATATAGTATTTTTGCGAAAATAAAAGGATTATAATAATGGCAGACCCATTACAAGGATTAGGTTTTCAAGCCGGACTTAATAGAGATATATTTGCTGAACAAAAATCCCAGATTGGTCAAGCTGGTGAACTAGCTAAGCAAAAAAAAGGTGGGTTACTTGGTAGCCTTATTGGTGGTAAACTTGGAAAGTTTGCTGTAAATAAACTATTGGGTACTTATTTAAAAGCTCAGTTTGGCCCAATGGGTCTTTTAATGGGTAAAGCTCTTGGAGCTGGACTTGGAGCTTATGCTGGTAGTAAAATGGGAACTGGTAGAAAAAAAGATGTAGGAGCTGATTACGGAGCTGGAACTGGTTTATTAAGTTCTGGATATGAAAGATTAGGTGAGTTACAAGATAGTATATCAGGCATGGCTGGAGCTCAAGGTCTTGGAGCTGGAGTAGGTACATTTGTTTCTGGGTTAGGAAGTGAAGCATTAGGAAAAGCAAAAAATGTATTCGGAGCGGGAAAGAATTTAGACCCAGTAGTAAGCGCTGATTCATTAAGACCAAATATTTCAGTACCTAGTGAGGGACTTGACGCTACTTCTGTAGTAAATCCTGCTGGTGTATCAGGTGGAGAGCTAGATGTTTTTAATAAAGAATATGGAGTTGACATGACTCCAAATTTAGATATGGAAGGATTAGAATTTCCTGATTATTCAGGTATGCAAGAATCAAATAAAAATATTTTAGGATTAATAGACCAACAAAGAAAACAAGAAGGTATGTCTCAATATTGGGATAATTGGTTAAAAGAAAATGACCCTCAATATGGATTTGGAGGTGATTTTGACTTATCTTGGACTGCTCCAACAGATATGTCTATGCAAAGAGGTGGTTTATCAAATACTCTTTTAGGTATGCAAATGGGTGGTATGCCGGGTACATCTAGTCCTATACCATATCAAGATGGTGGAGAAGCTGGATTACAATATGCTGAAGATTATGAATATT